TTTGTATTACAAACAGGCGCAACAGGTGCAACCGGAGCAACAGGACCAGCAGGACCAACAGGCGCAACCGGTGCGGCAAGCACTGTCGCAGGACCAACCGGACCAACCGGACCAACCGGAGCAACCGGACCAACCGGAGCAGCAGGTGCAGCCGCAACAGTAACTTTAGGCACAGTAACAGCAAGTACAACAACGTCTTCGATAACAAACACAGGAACTTCAAGTGCAGCAATTCTAAACTTTGTATTACGAACAGGCGCAACCGGTGCAACAGGTGCTACCGGACCAACCGGACCAACCGGACCAACCGGACTAACAGGTGCTACTGGAGCAACAGGACCAACAGGTGCTACCGGAGGTTTTACTAACGGTCAAACAATTACTACAGTCTATGCTTCTAACTGGTTCCGATCTACTGGTAGTACCGGTTGGTATAATGAAACTTATGGTGGCGGCATTCATATGACAGAGGCAACTTTTGTTCGCATTTACAACTCTAAGATATTTTATGCTGCTGGTGGTATTTGGTCAGCAGATGGAGGAACGGCGTCTACGTCAGGTTTTCAGTATCTATTACGCGGAGCCACATATGGTAACTACGCGGCATTTACGTCAATGCGTGAAGTAAAGCGGAATATTCAAACGATTAATAATAGTGGAGACCTAATAGATCAATTGAATCCGGTTACATTTCAAGAAAAAATAACTGACTCTGATAATGAAGTAACAATTGCTTGGAAAAATTCAGATCTTGAGTATGGTTTTATTGCCGATGAAGTTGCGCTTGTTGGAACTGGTCATCTAGCACAGTATCAAGGTATGGCAGATGGAACATTAAAACCAGTTGGCTGGTCATTCCATGGCGTTATATCTGTTTTAGTTTCAGAAGTAAAAGAATTACGTAAAAGATTACAATTATTGGAGAACGAATGAACGACGAACAGTTAGACGCAAATAAAATAATACAGTCGTTACTACGACAAGTTTCAGAATACGCTCAAAAAGTTGCTATACTAGAAGCTTATATTGAGACACACTTAAAAGAAACTCAAGAAAAAACTCAATAATTATTTTGTTTAGAAAGGAAATTAAATGGCAACTAGTAAAAGAAAAAGGCGTCCAGCAACGTCACCAGAAGCTAGAGAAAATCAAATGATTTCTTCAGCCATTGATTTAGCGGAAAAACAACTGCAAGACGGTACCGCAGCTTCGCAAGTAATAACTCATTATTTAAAACTTGGATCTACTAGAGAAAAGTTAGAACAAGAACGAATATCTTCTGAGAACGAAGTACTTAAAGCTCGAGTAGAAGCTATGCTATCTTCAAAGAGAATTGAAGTATTATATGAAGAAGCTTTAAATGCTATGCGAAATTATTCGGGTAACTTTGCTCCGCAAGAAGATGACGACGATTATGAGGATTAAAAAGTTTTCTGATTTATTGTATTTGTCAACTTTTGAAGATCGCTTTGAGTATTTAAAACTAAAAGGAGACGTGGGCAAAGAAACTTTTGGTTTCGACCGCTACCTAAATCAAGAGTTTTATCATTCTTATGAATGGAAACAAGCACGAAGATTAGTTATAATTAGAGATAATTCTTGTGATTTAGGTATTGAGGGTTATGAAATACATAATAAACTTATTGTTCATCATATGAATCCTATAACATCTGCTGACATTGTGCACGGCAATTCAGAAATGTTTAATCCAGAATTTTTAATATGTGTAACAGAAAAAACTCATAATGCAATTCATTATGGAGATATAAATTTATTAGATAAAAAGTTCGTCCCAAGATCTGCAAAGGATACAAAGTTATGGTAAACTCAAACAGTAATAAACTTCATAAAGATTTAAAACTTGCACCCGCTGAGCAAGAATTTGCTGACGTTTTACACAACATAGCAGATACATACGGAAAATTATCAGATTATGATGAAAACGGAATTTGGGTTGGCTACGTTCGAGCAAGTCAAAATGATAATTTGAAACGCGGAGTAGCATGCGTTAATTGTTTTCACTATGATAGCGAAAACAAAGAATGTCATATAGTTAAAGTTCAAATAGAACCAGGTGGATATTGTAGGTTAGCCGCAATTTATCCTGGTTTAGTGAAAAAGTAGAGGTAAAGTATTATGGATAGTATTTTAAATAGTACTAAAAAACTTTTAAGTTTAGAGTCAACATATACTCCATTTGATACAGATATAACAATTCTAATTAACTCAAGTTTTTCAGTGCTATCTCAAATAGGAGTTTTAACAGATTCTGGATTCTCAATAACTGATTCGCAACAAGTTTGGAGTAGTTTAAACGTATCCCCAATGTCATTAAACATGATAAAAACTTATGTATTTTTAAAAGTTAAATATTCGTTTGATCCTCCAGCAACTTCATTTCTTTTAGACGCTGTCAAATCAGAAATTAAAGAGTATGAATCTCGTTTGATGATGCTTAAGGAATATCAAGATGCCCAAATCTGATGATATAACTTCGTTTAGGTCAAGTAAATGGAAGCGTTTTGATCCTACTTTTGCGCAAATGATTAAAGATAAGCATCCTGACATTTGGGCTCTTGGTGGAAACATAAAAGGCAACGATCAGTATAAAAAATTATACCCAATAGCAAAAATGGGTGGTACTGCAAATTCTCAAATGGAAATAAATGCGCTCAATCTTAGAGAAGCTTGGAATGCGCGACATTATAATGATTTTAGAATAGCAGGAGTTATTGCGCAAGTTAAATGGCTTGCCGTTGGAAGTAGAGGTGAACAATATATGAAAAATTTAATTAATGAAGAAATTAAAAAAAGATCTGAGATTAAACAGAGTACCTCTGCTGAAAATCATCTAGAGCATTACGGTAAAAAAGGAATGCGATGGGGTGTTCGAGGTAGTCGGGGTGCTCGTAAAATTTCGTCTAGAGAACGTAAAAAAATAGCTAAAAGTTCATCAGTGAGAACTTCTTATAAAAAATCACCGTCTAAACTCTCTTCAGCGGAACTTCAGCGAAGAGTTAAACGAATGGAAACTGAAAAAAGATATGTAGAATTAAATCCTGCATCAGTACAAAAAGGTAAAGGATTTACTAAAACACTATTGTCAAAAGCGGGCAGCCAAACCGCACAAAAAGTAGTTGGCGCAATGGTAGCAACAGGAACAGCTTTAGCTATTGGTAAATTTGTTGCCAGTAGTCCAAACATGAGGCAACCAATNCAAGCTATCTTAACAGGTGCTGCTAGTCGACTTTAACATTGGAGGTTTAATTGACGCTATCAAACTCGTTAGTCCCAACATATTATAAACAGTTTAGAACTGATGTTCTTTCTGGAAAAATAGTAGTTAATAAAGAGATATCAATGGAAATGAATCGAATAGATGAATTAATTGATAATCCTGACATGTACTACGATAACGAAGCAGTAGAAGGATTTGTTAAATTTTGTGAAAACGAATTAACATTAACTGATGGCGGAGATTTATATTTGTTAGATACTTTTAAACTTTGGGCTGAACAAATTTTTGGATGGTATTACTTTGTTGAAAGAAGTGTTTATAGCCCGACACACAATAACAATAAAGGTGGGTTTGTTTTAAAAACTGTAAAAAAAAGATTGATCACAAAACAATATTTAATAATTGCTCGTGGAGCGGCTAAATCTATGTACGCTTCTTGTATACAATCTTACTTTTTAAATGTGGACACTGCTACTACTCATCAGATAACAACTTCGCCAACAATGAAACAGGCAGAAGAAGTACTTAGTCCATTAAGAACTGCAATAACTAGAGCTAGAGGACCTTTATTTAAATTCTTAACAGAAGGATCCATACAAAATACAACCGGTTCAAAAGCGCAAAGAGTTAAGTTAGCATCAACTAAAAAAGGTATTGAAAACTTTTTAACAGGATCTATTTTAGAAGTTAGACCTATGACCATAAATAAACTACAGGGTTTACGACCAAAAATATCGACTATTGATGAATGGTTGTCCGGCGATATTAGAGAAGATGTTGTTGGAGCTATAGAACAAGGTGCTTCTAAATTAGACGATTATTTAATCTTAGCAATAAGCTCAGAAGGAACTATTAGAAACGGATCCGGCGACACTATTAAAATGGAACTAAATAAT